TCCAAGGTTCTGAGGTCGAAGAATCTTCAGAAGGTAGCTTCGAATCTCAAGTACGAGGAAAGGTGGACTCGAGAGTTTATGGGCCACGGGGTGGTGAATTGGTACTGGGATACCATGCTGGCTTCGCACGTCCTCGACAACCGAGGAGGGATCTCCTCAGTGAAATTTCAAGCCTACGTCCAATTTGGAATCCCCGATTATGACCGATTCGTTGATCCTTACAAGAGAATGGACAGTCGAGGATTCAACCGGTTCCCTGATTTAGACACTGTCGATCTCCTCGAGTACAACGCTCTCGATTCTCTGCTGGAGTACCTGCTAATGGAACGCCAGCGAGAGGTGCTTAGGCAGTGACTACTACCCCAAAAGAAGAGATTCACGTGTGCAAGCATTGTGGGCGAAAACTGACCAATCCCAGATCTATCAGAGCTGGGTCTGGTCCTATCTGCCGGGCTAAGAGGCGGATGGAAGGATCGAGTAGGAACACAATCAGCTTAGGATTTCATATGCGTGGGTTAGGATTCGTGGCAAATGACTAATCCTCAGCACTCCCTGGAAGCCCTCCAGCTGCTACAGGACGGGTCTGTAGCACTAGCAGAGGTCGAGGGCAATGGAATCAAGATTGACCTCGATTATCTAGAGAGAGCAATAACCAAGACCGAATCGAAGATCGCACGAATAAAGAGATCGATAGAAGAATCGGAAGTCATGGATGCCTGGCGCAAGACCTACGGTCAGCGGACTAAGCTTTCCTCCAGATCTCAGTTAGGGCACGTCTTATTTGAGGTGTTGGGGTTCGAGGATGTCGGACGCACAGCAACTGGAGGCTACAGCACAACGGAGGATTCACTGTCGAGAGTAGACCACCAATTCGTGCGTCAGTACCTCAGGCTCCGAAAGTACGAGAAGGCTGTGGGGACCTACCTCAAGAATTTGCAGAGAGAGGCTGTGAATGGGATTGTACGCCCATTCTTCAATCTGCACATTGTGAGGACCTATAGATCATCCTCCGACAGCCCCAACTTCCAGAATATTCCCTCACGGAATCCGAGAATGGCTCAGCTGATCCGTCGGTGCTTTGTTGCACGGCCCGGTAGAGTCCTAGTAGAGATTGACTATAGCAGTATCGAGGTTCGGATCTCTGCGTGTTACCACCGAGACCCAGCTATGATTCATTATCTCTCCGACTCCACTACAGACATGCACCGCGATTCAGCTATGGATTGTTTCCTTCTTCCTCGAACAGAAGTCACAAAGCAGATCAGGTATGTCGCTAAGAACAAATTTGTATTCCCTCAGTTCTACGGGGATTGGTACATAGACTGTGCCAGGAATCTCTGGAATGACATCGAGAAGCTCGGACTGAGGACAGCAAGTGGAATCCCTCTCAAAAAACACCTAGTATCCAAGGGAATCCGAGAGCTAGGTGATTTAGACCCAAAGCAAACAAGACCAGGACATTTCGACCACCATATACGACAGATAGAAAAGCAATTCTGGCGCAAGAAATTCCCTGTCTACGCTCGGTGGAAGCGTGATTGGTATGCCTCGTATCAGAGGACTGGATGGTTTCGGACGCTGACAGGATTCGTTTGCCAGGGATTCATGGCGAGGAACGACGTCCTCAACTATGGGGTGCAGGGGACGGCGTTCCATTGCCTCCTTTGGAGCCTGATTCAATTGGTTAGATCCATTCGACGGAAGGGTATGGAGACTTTGGTTGTTGGGCAGATTCATGACTCGATTGTGGCCGACGTGCCAGTGGCAGAGCTGGACGACTATCTGCGGCTCGCCAAACGGATCATGATTCAGCGACTCAGGAAGCATTGGGATTGGATCGTCGTCCCAATAGAGATTGAGGCTGAGGTGACCCCCGAAGGGGGATCTTGGGCGGAGAAGGAGGAGGTAGAGATTCCATGAATCGACAGAAGACCCTGCGCCAGATCCACGCAGAGTATTATCTCCACATGATCCTTAGTGGGTATAGCAGAGCCAAACTGGGGCCAGAAATCCGCGCATTCCTTCTGTGGTGTGCCCGACAAGATCAAGTAGGAGAGAGTCTGGAGGAAAGTGATATCTGTCCAGATTGCGCACATGCGCTCCACGGAAAGAATCCCTGTGGCGAGCCTGAGGGAGATCTCCCCCACCAGATCTGCTCCTGTGGGTCTCGAGAGGATTGGAGCGAGGAGACGGACCGACCGACTAGGGTCGAGTCTCTGCAATCTGCTGTGGACTGGATGCAGAAAGCTCACGAGGTTTTGCGATCGATTCGAGTAGATCACCCAGGGATACAGGACAGATTAGATCTACTACTGCAGAGGTGGAAGGGTGAAGAGGACCATGGAGACAGGCGATTCCAAATTGGATCCGAGAGAAGTCGCGGCGTCGAGCACATACGACAACTTGCACACGGCTGTACAGAATGCTCTAGGTGTCTTGAGGACCAGGAAGGGGAAGTTGAGTACCCGAATCAGCAAGGCTGTAGAGATTCTTGAAACCGCACTTATGGAAGGAGGCAAACGTGAGTGATTTGGACGTACGAGAGAAGCAGAGAGAGGCAGCTATCAATCCTGGAGCACAAGAGGATTACGATCGGGCTTCCCGCCGAAATGGGCTTGAGTACGACGGGGCATTTGCGCACATGGTTGGTCGTTGGGTTATCGTAAATCAGATTATTCACCACTGGCGAGGGCGAATTATCAAGATCGTGCGGGAGCCATATATGCCACCGGTAGCATACATGCATCCACAGTACGAGCTGGAGGGTTACTGGGGGGAGCTTCCGCAAGATCGCGCAGTCGAAAACACCAGCGAGGAATATCCCGGGATTGTGATGCTGGGTGCTAGTACTTCCCTCCGTTTGCAGGATGCTCACTGGCCGGAAGTCTTTTGCCCAGTGCGTGAATAATGGACCCTTGCCTGACAGATCCTTATCTGATTTGGAGCGGGAGCCGGAGCGGGAGCTGGAGCCGGAGCCGGAGCCGGAGCGAGAGCTGGAACCGGAGCCGGAGCCGGAGCTGGAACCGGAGCCGGAGCCGGAGCTGGAACCGGAGCTGGAGTCGGAGCCGGAGCCGGAGCGGGAGCCGGAGCCGGAGCGGGATCTAGGATTTATGGTACTTGTATGATCAAACACAATAAGGTGGGACATGACTGAGATCTACAAGAGGTACAGACCAAAACAATTGAATCGCCTGGTCGGAAACGAATCTACTACTCGGTCTCTAGCCAACATGCTCGAGAGGGGGACCCTCCCACACACAATCCTCTTCCACGGTCCGTCTGGGACTGGGAAGACAACCACAGCTAGGATCCTGAGGGACAGATTAGATTGCCATGAATTGGATTTCATTGAGCTGAACTGTTCCGACTTCCGAGGAATCGATACCGTCAGGGACATAGCTCGGACCATGACCCTAGCCCCCACTGCAGGACCTTGTAGGATCTGGCTCCTTGACGAGTGCCACCAGCTCTCTCCACAGGGGCAGCACGCTGCCCTCAAGATCTTGGAGGACACTCCGAATCACGTCTACTTTTTTCTCTGCACTACGAATCCAGAGAAGCTCCTCAAGACGATCCGCACTCGGTGCTGTGAAATGCCTTTCCGTCTCCTGTCAGATCCAGAGCAATCCAAATTGATCAGAAGGGTGGCCAGAAAGGAGAAGATTGATCTAGACGAGAGGACCTTGGATTTGATCGTCGACGCCGCACAAGGATCCCCGAGGACTGCATTGGTGATTCTCGACAAGATCTCTCACCTCGAAGCAGAAGACAGGAGGCAGGCAATCGAGGAGAAGCTAGTAGAGGAAAACGAGGCAATAGATCTGTGCAGAGCCCTCATGGCCAAGAGAGTGTCGTGGCCTCAGATCACCACGATTCTACGCGGACTCACAACAGATCCAGAATCCACTAGGTGGGCTGTTTTGGGCTACGCTAGATCAGTCCTGCTCAAGAGCAGGAACGAGCAAGCCTATCGGGTGATTCAGGCGTTTGAAGAGAATTTCTACGACAGCAAAGCAGCTGGTTTAGTCCGGGCCTGCTACGAAGCCACAACCCAAAACTAGGAGAGATTTCGTGGATGTAAACGAATTCGAGAGGGACAAGGCCATAGATCCAAACCAGCTGGATCTTGAAGCTATCAACATGCCAAACCTCTACCACAAGTGGGCTCGACTGGCGGTAGACGCAAAGACAGAGGTCGACCGGTGCAAGCTGGAGATGGATCTGATTGAGGTCCAGCTGTCTATGAGGTGTCGTGAAAAGCCGTCTGCTTTTGGGATCCCGAAGGTGACGGAGTCTGCAATTCATGGAGCCGTGAGGTCTCACGAGGATTACTGCACTGCTGCAGCCAAGTGGGTGAGCGCTCTGGAGACCAGTAAGTTGCTGGATCGAGCTGTGTCAACAATGGAGATCAAAAAGCGGATGATTGAGATTCTAGTGACGCTTCACGGTCAGCAGTACTTCGCGGGGCCGTCGGTCCCAAGAGATCTAGCAGCTGCGTGGTTAGCGCAAAAGCAAGAGGCTGAGAATCAAATAGTGAGACAACAAGCCAAGAGAGCAAGGAGGAGGATTCGAAAGAGAGGAGACAGCAAATGAGACTTGATTGGCTGACCCTGATTGTGATTGGGGCAGCTCTGATTCCGTGGGTCTATTCGGTCTTCCTGATCTCTGAGGACGAGGAGGAGGACAATGAGACTTGATTGGCTGACCCTGA